CGAACCCAGTATTGGACCTGTCCATAGGGTATGTCTAGCTTGTAAGAAATGTTAGCTATTTTGTATCCATCTTCCCATAATCGTTGCACTTCTCTAAGATTTTTTATGGTTATTCCTTGTCTCCTGCGGTAGGTAGTCAACTTAATTATCTCACAAATCTGGTGATGTGATAGTCCAGTGCGTTCTGTGATCTGTTTGTAAGGATAATCGTTCTTGTACATTTCAATTACCTCATCCGCTAGTTTAAGATGCGCTCCGTTATTCTTAGCACGCTCATTGGTCTTTAGATATTCCTTGTAGAGAAAGTTGTTTACTACATGGAATGATACTCCTAGAAACCTTGCAATGTTCTTATTCTTTATTTTCAGCTTGTAAAGTCTGATGACTTCGTCTTTTTGTTCCTGTGTTAGTGATGTCATGTTAGTAGTTATAGTTGCAGTAGTCAAGGATATTTGTTAAAATGCGTTCTAATTCATTACCATTAATAGGTACTGAATCATATTCTACCTTATAGCTTACTATTTGGTCAAATCTCCTATTGTTTTTTACCACCAGGGCCTCGATGTACCAGTAGCTATCGTAGAAAGCAAATTGATAGATCTCATCCTTAATGTGGTTAACTGAAAGGTCTAGGCTACCTAGATGCTCTTCTTCTAGTTCAATAAAGTTCATAGTTCTTCTTCTCTAGTGTTTACAAATTTCTTATTGTTTAAATCTTGTTCCTCCTTCGTGGATATGAACATATCGCAGTATTCATATTGGTAAGGGGTCTCAATAAAGTAAAACTGGTAGTAATTCGGAATAGCCGAATATCTGTAGCACTTGCTCCTGATGGGGCAATCTATGCCCTCGCACATAGTTATATCGCTCATGATAGTAGTTCTTTAACATAGTCCCTACACTCTTGAATCCTAGCCTTAGCTGTCTCAATTACCATAGGATCATAGTCTATTTCAAACTCTTTTACTCTATAGCTGTCATCTACATGAGCGTAGCTCACAGGCTCCTCATGGGTCAGGTAGTCAGGGGTGTCCTGAAGGGTGTACACTAGCTTAGCCTTTCTAAGCCCTGTCAGGTGCATATACACCTGGAGCTGATAGTAGTACCCCATGTCAGGCTCTTGGTCGAACAGAGGGAATGTAAAGCAGTCCCAGGAGGTCTTGAAGTCATAGACTACACCCTCATGCATACAGTCAGGTGTACCTGTGAAGAAATCATCCTCAAAGTGGTCTAGGTTCTTAATCATAAAGTCCTTATCCATAGCAACAGAATAGAACTCTATAGCCTGATCTTCTAAGGCTAAACCCTTCTGCAAGTACTTAGAATTAATTTGCTTCTTGATTCCGTAAATCTGCTCTTTTACCCATTCTTCTAGGTAGCTCTTGGTAGTCTGTGATAAAGTCTCAGACTTAGACCTTGGGTTAGTCATTAACTTACCCAAGGCACTTGCTCTGCATTTAAAATTCATCCTAGTAGAAGTTTTTCGTTTTCAGCTGTAAGAATGTACACAGCCTTAATCTGTTCAATAGTTACTTTTCCACTAGATAGGGAATCCTTGGCTCCTTGCCACTTTGGATGCTTTGGACTAAGCTCCTCCTTTTTTGCGCCATGGTCATTTGTACTATCAGGGTCTTTCGTATCGTCAATCAGGAATAACCCGTTCAATGCGTACTTTCTAGCGTATGAGCTAGAACTACCAAATGATTGAGCTATATCCATGCCCTTGCGGTTGATGTCAATCCCTGCCTGAGCTGTGACTGCTCTGCCTTCTGTTCTACCTTCTTTATCCACCTGAATAGCAGCAGTAGATTCAATAAATACTATTCCACCTACTTCTTTAACCTCATCCTCTATAGTCAAGGTACATTCGTACTTTAACAGCAGTGGCTTTAGAGCCTCTAGGATGTCCTCGCAAGATCGGTACTTATACTTCCCGAATGCGTTAAACTGATTCTTTGGAGCCTTTAGCTCCGCCTGGATTGCAATTAGTTCTTTCATGTGTTTGTGTGTTTGTTTTAATTAAGTAAAGTTCTCCGATTAATTGGTCTAATGTTTTTACTAGGTCGTCCATGTGATTAAGTAAATTAAATTAATGAGTATTAGAAGTGTCGATGCTATGAGAAAGTCAACTATGAAGTATTTTTCACTATGCTTTTTCACTATACCTATGCCTAGAGCTATCAGGACTGATAGTATCATGAAGCAGGCAACATAGACCCAGGTCATGGCTTGTGATGTCTTAGAGTAGCAGACTTGGCGTACCTAAGTCCGTACTTATCCCATAGAAGCTCGAAGGTAGTAGCTATCGCTATGCGCTTCTCTAGGGGTATTTCCCCGTAGTGCTTGCTGATAAACTCATCTACCATCTTTTATCCAATTAGGGTCTACAAATACTACCCATTGATTTCCTATCTTTTTAGGAGGATGAGTCCACTCATCAGGGAATTTACCAGACCTGATAATCTGATGCACTCGGGTTGATTTTTCACTATAGCCCTTTAGTACACCGTACTCTTGGGCTGACATCATTTCATAAAACATTTCTTAACCTCCTGTTCTAATTGTTCAACAATAAATGGATCTAGCACAGAACAGATAGTCCTGTAGTGGTCTGAGAATTTCTCCGTCAGGTCATCGTAGATGTCCAAGGTCAGGGACTTTCCCCCACCGAAATAGAGTTCCAAGGCTATGCCCTGGTTCTCGAAGGATTCCAGCTCGAGGGTCAACCCTGACTGGTCTAAGCAGTAATAATGGTCTTTTAACATGATTAAAGTGTTTAGTGATAAGCGAAATTACAAAAGTCTATATTCAATGCAAAGAAGTATTTAATTTTATTTTCCACTAGGGTCTTATTTAGAATGATTCTGTTTTACACTATGGGTTTTGTTTTCCACTATGGGTCAAACCGCCATGTTTTCCACTAGGCCATGTTTTCCACTACCCCATGTTTTCCACTATGGGGCATGGGCACGCGGCCGCCATTGGGCGCGGTTGGGCGCGTCACGGCATGGCATGGCATGGCTAGACCTAGCAAATCCAACGGGGCTATTTTTAAGCCCGTAGCTGGGCGATATTTTTAAAGTAGTACATTCACATAGGCAAAGAATTAAAGTGTCTTAAAACGGCTTAAAATAGGCTTAAAAAAAAGCCCTATAATTTAGGGACTTATTTTAGCTTGGAAATTTTGTATTTAATACTTGCCAAACGCAAGTGACAAAATCATTTGAACTGCTGGAATAATTTGAATTAACGCAATTATTTAAAATTGCCTTATAAACATTTGAGTACTTTGGGCCATAAATTTCAATCATTTGATCTACAAATTTTGCCGCGGCTTGGTAGGTTTTATTTTCCATGTTTTGTTTGGTTTTGGTTAAAATTAAGGGGCAAAAGCCCCTAATTATTTTTCTGTTTTTGCTTTAATTACCCAATTATCAAAGTATTGAATTTTTGGGTGCTGTTTTTTAAACTCTTCTAGAATTAACAGGTAAAGCTCCTCATTGATAAGATCAATGTTTAATTTAATTGTTTTCATTTTTTATTTGGTTTTGGTTAATACTAGGGACTTAAGCCCCTAGTTTCGCTTATTTAAAGCTCTTCAGTTAACCTAGATTAGTGGATAATTAGTCCAACCTTTTTATTCTCGCTTATCCACTTTGTGGCGTTCAAATCATAAACGCTGGAATCAAAATATCCGTTACTTTCCAGCTCTTGCAAAGAATCAAAAATCCGAGCATGCCTTTCAGTATCTAGGTTTATTAATTCGTCATTCTTGCTACCTAGGGAAAAAATCAAATCCATATTTTCAGGTATGGCAAAATTACCGCGGATAAAAGAATGAGATTTTGTATATGCGTAAAAACGAACGGAAGGATTAAGACGCGCAATTTGTAGCCACTTTGCAAAGTAAGCGGGGCTATAGAAATCCCCTGAATCGTGTATACGGATATAGATTTGTTTATCCGTTTTTACCTTCTTAATTGCCTTATCAATCAATTCTACAAAATTTTCCGTTTTGCTTAATTCGTATCTATAGCTCATTCCTTTTTCTACGCTGGTAAACCTGTAGTTTCCTTTCTTTGCATAACATAGCTTAAGGCAACCCGCCGCGAAAGGGCAAGTTATTTTACCCGTTTTTTTATCGTTTCCAGCAGGGATTGAAAAATTGAAAATTTTTACTCCATATTCAATTTCTGTTTTTTGGAGTTTGCTATTTGCTTTTCCTAGTAAGTTGATCATGTTCTGTTTTGTTTTTAGTTTGTTTATTTAATTCCTAGCATGTAGCCCAAAAAAAAGATCGGGCTAAGTGCAATTAATAGGTAGATGATTTTTCCGAGTACTTTGGTAGCTTTTCTCATGATTTGCTAGTTTTAAGGGTTAAGAAATAAGTTAGGCCGTAAATTAAGGCCGTGCCTGTTAAAATGATTACTAAATCCATGTTTTAAGGGGTTTTGAATTAAACATTAAGCAAATGTACAAAGGTTTGTATTCAATGCAAATAAATTATTAATTAATTATTTATTTATATTTAGTCTAAATAACCTAGTTTTGATTATTCGAAATCAATCAAATTATTTTCAGTGACTATTAAAAAAGATCCAAGGGGCGGAAAAAGAGAAGGGGCTGGCCGAAAACCTAGGGTGCAAGAAATTAGGATAATTGAGCAAATGGATACGGTTTGTGTTCCAGAAGAAATTTGGCGGGCCTTACTTTACAAATGTCAGCAAGGTGACACGGCCGCGCTTAAGCTTTGGTTATCCTACCGCTTTGGACTACCGAAACAGCAAGTCGACATTACTAGTAACGGGGAATCTATAGCTCCGCCTATTAGCTGGTTGAATAAAGAGATTGAGTTCAAAGATATTGATACTATAGAATTTGATCCAGTAGATAGTATTAAGATAGGTATCCAATCCCTTGAAAATGAGGGGGATATGTAACAATATAGGGGGGGTATACTTTCGAGTGTATGCAACAAGGTTGCAAATACCAAATGGGGAAAATTCAGATATTCAAAAAAAGGGGTACCCCATGTCCTGAGTGTACAGGAATGAATTGAAAAATCAAAATGGCGAAAATTCAGATAATCAATGATTCAGCTTTTACCAGACTATAAGCCTTTATTCTACGAGAATCCTGAGACTAGGTACTACTTGATTACAGGTGGTCGTGGTTCGGGTAAGTCATGGACTTTGGCCTTGTTTCTGTTGAACTTAACCTATGAGAAGGGTCATGTGATCTTGTTTACGAGATGGACTTTGGTATCAGCGTTTATTTCTATTATCCCTGAGTTTATAGACAAGATTGAGATAATGGGTAAGGAGGCGGACTTTGAGATTACGCAGACGGAGATTATCAACAAGAGGACGGGGTCGAAGATATTGTTCAGGGGTATAAAGACGAATCATGGGACTGCGACTGCGAACTTGAAGTCGATTGCCAATGTGACTACATGGGTATTGGATGAGGCTGAAGAATTGGGGGATGAGGATGTATTTGATAAGATTGATTTGAGTATCAGGGCTAAGGATAGGCCGAACAGGGTGATTTTGGTGATGAACCCTAGTTTCAAGAGTCATTGGATATATAAGCAGTTTGTCAGGGATAAGCGGGAGGATACGACTTACATCCACACTACGTACTTGGATAATAAGCAGAACTTGAGTGAGTCGTTTGTGAAGGCTGCTGAGAAGTCGAAGGTGGAGAACCCTCATCGGTATGCACACTTGTTCTTGGGGGTGTGGTTGGATGATAAGGATGGTTTGCTGTGGAACAGGGAGATTATTAAGAAGGCGAGGTTGGCGGAGGCACCGAACCTGAATCGAATTGTGGTGGCGTTGGACCCTGCGATTACTGCGAACATGGATAGTGATGAGACGGGTATCATCGTATGTGGTAAGGACAGGGATGGGAATGCGTATGTGTTGGAGGACTTGAGTGGGAAGTACTCACCGAATCATTGGAGTAAGATTGCTAATGACGCTGCGTTCAGGTGGAATGCGGATTGTATTGTGGCGGAGAAGAATCAGGGTGGAGACATGGTGGAGGCTGTGTTGAAGAGTCAGGGTGTTGGCACGAGGGTTAAGTTGGTGAGTGCTACAAAGGGGAAGTATGTGAGAGCGGAGCCTGTGTACTCGCTGTATGAGCAGGGGAAGGTGTACCACGTTGGGTCGTTCCCTGCGTTGGAGAATCAGATGGTGAGCTTCGATCCTGAGCGAGGGAAGTCACCCGATAGAGTGGATGCGTTGGTGTGGGGATTGACTGAGTTGATGGTGAAAAAGAAGGGTGAGGGGTTTGTGCTGATAAGGGGGAAATTATTTAGGTAAAATTTGTACTTTTACAAATAAAATAGAAATAGATGAAT